GTCCCAGCGTGAGGCGGAGCAGGAAGTCTTCACGCCCGGCGCCGCCAAGGCGGTGGGCAGCGAGAACGCCTTTGAAAAGTCCAGGCGCCTCAAGTCCCAGGAGCGGGCCGCCTTCGCGGGCCGTGGCGGAGCCAGCTCCCAGGGCCTCAACGCGGGGTATCGTCGTACATAGCACGCCGGGAGTCCTGTGGGTAGAGTCCCCAGGGCCTCGCACAAGCGAGGCGTAGCGGGTAGGGCCGCTGACTGAGTTCGAATCCGGACCGTCGTGCATCAGCCCCCGATTTCGGTCGGGGGCTTTGTGCTGCCCACACCCTGGAAAACTAGCACTGCTAGCTAAAACGCCAGGCGCGATGTACATTCCCCGCCCGACGGATCCACCGGCCCCGTCCTCAGACAAAGCCCGGTAGCGGAGCGCGAGACCCCTCCCCCGGGGGGAGTAGCTGGCCGCGAAGAGGCACGGGAGATGGCAGTGAGCGAGTACGACTTCGGATACGAGGGCGACGAGACGCCGAACCTGGGCGAGGCTGGCTCCACCCCGCAGGGACCCAAGTGGTTCCGCGAGGGCCTGGACAAGCTCTCGGGACAGGTCGCCGAACTCCGCGCGGAGAACGCCGCGCTGCGAGCCGAGAAGACCCGGTCCGAGATCGAAGACACGCTCAAGGCCAGGGGCTACGACCCGGCAGCCGCAGGGCTGTACACGGGTGAGCCCGCGAAGCTGGACGACTGGCTGACCGCCCATGGCGGCGCTCTGGCGAAGGTGGCCCCCGAGGGCCAGGCGCAGGGCGAGGCGACCCCTCAGGGTCCGCCGGCATCCACGGTTCCGGCTGATGGTCAGGCGGACATGCAGCGCATGATGGAGCAGGGCGCCAGCGGCGTCGCTGCCCCCCAGGGCTCGGACAAGGAGATTGCTGCCGCTCTCGATGCGGCGCAGACCCCCGCCGAGTTCGCGCAGATCATGCGTGCGAACGGCAGCCAGTTCAACTGGGGCTGACCCCCACCTGACCTCTCCCCGACACTTCGACATCCCGGGACACCGGGAGGTGAGAGGCCATGGCCAACGCGTACACCGATACCTCAGCGATGTCCAACGCGGTCCAGACCGCGTACGACAAGACTTTCCGCTTCGCCCTGCGTGACCAGCCGCTCTTCCGCGCCATCGCGGATGTCCGGCCGGCGAACCTGACGGGCCCCGGCGGCTCCATCGTCCTGGAGCGCTACCAGGACATGTCCGCGGCGACCACGCCGCTCACGGAGACCACGGACCCCGACTCCGTGGCGCTGGGCAACCCCACCACGACCACGCTCACGCTCAACGAGTACGGCAACGTAATCCTCAGGACGCGGAAACTCTACTTGTACGCCCTGAGCGACGTGGATCCGGCGATCGCGAACATCATTGCCTACAACGCTGCCGACAGCGTGGACCGCGTCGTGCAGACCGAGCTGCGCTCGGGTACCAACGTCATCCAGCGCAAGGCCGGTACGGTCTCGTACGTCACCAACGGCACTGTGTCCACCCCGGTGGCCACGACCATGGCGGCCACCGACTCCATCACGTCGGCCATGGCCCGCATGGCGCCGGTCAAGCTCCGCGCCAACAAGGCCGTGCCGATGCGAGGCAGCCTCTACTGGGCTGCGATCCACCCCGAGGTCTCCTACGACCTTCGGTCGGAGAGCGGCGCCGCCAACTGGCGCGACCCGCACAACTACTCGGCCGCCGGCAACATTTGGGCCGGCGAAATCGGTACCTACGAGGGCGCCTTCTATGTCGAGTCCCCGCGCTGCTACAACGCCGTGGACGCCGGTACCGGCGACAACACCGTCCGTCGCTTCCGCACGTACTACGCGGGCCGTGAGGCCCTGGCCGAGGCCGTGGCGGAGGAGTTCCACATCGTGGCCGGTCCCATTGTGGACAAGCTGGGGCGTTTCCGGCCCCTCGGCTGGTACGGCGTGGCGGGGTGGAAGCTGTTCCGCCAGGAGGCCCTGATCCGCGCGGAGACGACCTCCACGATCAACTCGGCCTGATGGCCACGTGGCTGTTCCGGCCCCCCACGGTTGATGAGGGGCCGGCAGTCCCGGGATCTGCGCTCATGCGGTTCTACAAGATCACGCAAGGGATCACGATCCTGGACAACGACGGCGCGTACAGCCGCGTGCGTTTCCCGATCATCGACGAGACGACGTCGGCGACGAACACATACCTGGGCGGTCACGAGTACGTCGTGAACGACACGACGAAGGCCGCCCTCATCGCGGGCGGTGTCGGCGTTACGGACGCCAACTTCACCGCCATCCCCTAGGAGTCCTCGTGGACAACGAGAAGTGCTGCCCGGTGGGACCGGGCGGAGACATGACCCTGATCAACAACGATGAGCAGGCGATCCTGGACCGCACCACCCAGGGCCTCGCCGTCGAGACCGTCGGCCGCCAGGACGGGGAGCTGCACTGATGTGCCGCACCGGCTGCCCCACCCAGGACCATCAGTCCTGGGGCGAGTGCGCTCGCGCAGCGAACCTGAAGGTCGCGTACTGCGGCATCGGTGGCGGTGACGCCACCGTCCAGAAGAAGTGGGACGCGGAGCTGTCGCTGTACCGCTCCGCGCGTGCGCAGGGCATACAGCCCGACGGCACCACGACCGCGAAGGTCGTGAAGGCTCTGGAGGCCAGCAACAAGGCAGGCGCGGCCTACGGCCGGGACTTCAACGCGGCCACGCCCCTGGGGGCCTGATGCCCACCTTCGATCAGCTTGTGACCCGCGTACGCCGAGAGCTGCGCGGGTTCACGCTCGACCAGGCGTCCATGGCCACGCTGGCCCTGGACATGCTCGCCGGTGACACCAGCTTCTCCGTGGACACGGACGACATCACTGAGATGTCGCGCGGTCTCGTCGAGATCGACGACGAGCTGATCCTGGTCAAGACCTACGACACCCAGACCGGGCTCGTCAGTGTGCTTGGCGGCCTGAACGGCCGCGGCGCCGAGGACACCACCGCTGCCGCGCATACGGCTGACGCCATCATCACCGTGGCGCCGACCTTCCCGCGCCAGGCCATCAAGGACGCGATCAACGACGCGATTACGAACCTTTACCCGACCCTCGTCGTCCTCGCGACGACGGACTTCGACTTCGTCGCCGCCCGGGTGGAGTACCCCATGCCGGCGGACGCCGAGGACGTCTGGACCGTGGTGGGCCGCTGGGTCGGCCCCGAGATCGTGTCCGGCGCCATGCCGAACTGGCGCTTCTCCACGCACCCGAACGCGAGTGACTTCCCCACAGGACGGTCCATCCAGCTCTGGACCGGCATCACGCCCGGACAGAACGTCCGGGTGACCTACACCAAGCGCCCTGCGCTGCTGTCGTCCAACTCGGACGACTTCGCCACGACCACCGGCTACCCCGACAGGGTCGCCGACCTCGTCGTCTGGGACGCCGCCAGGCGGCTGCTCCCGAGCGTCATGAGCGCCCGCCTCCAGCAGACCTCCGTGGAGTCCACGGAGCGCTCACAGCTGGTCGGCACGGGCGATGTCGCCCGGGCGGTGCAGACGTACTCCGCGATGTACGGCGAACGCCTCCAGACGGAGCGTGAGCGCCAGTACCAGGAGAACCCGAACTTCCAGACATTCCAGGGGTCCTGATGGCCAACGCGTACAACTACTCCAATGTGGCCGTTCCGACCACGCTCGCAGGCAACATCAGCGCCGGCGCCACGACCGTGTCGGTCGTCTCCACGGTCGGATTCCCGGCGGTTCCCTTCGTCGTGGCTATCGACTTCGGCGCCAGCACCGAAGAGCTAATGAAGGTCACCAGCGTTGCCGGACTTGCCCTGAGCGGGACCCGTGGCTTCGGCGGCACCTCCGCCCAGAGCCACAGTCTGGGGGCCGCTGTGCGCCCCGTGTACAACGCCCAGGACGCCATCGACTTCCGCACGCACGAGGACTCCACCGCACAGCACGGCGCCACCGGCGCCGTCGTCGGCACGACGAACACGCAGACCCTGACGAACAAGACGCTCACGTCCCCGACGATCAACGGCTCCACGCTCAGCGGCACGCACACCGGCTCGCCACTGGCGAACCTGACCCTCCAGGCGTCCGGGGCCGCGGTAACGCCGCTCACCATCAAGGGTGCCGTCAGCCAGAGCGACCCGCTCACGTACTGGCGGGACAGCTCGAACGGCTTCCTGGCATCCATGTCCGCGGGCGGGATGCTCCAGGTCAACCAGTTCATCTCGGACAACGGCGGCATCTTCGGTGACGACGTCACCATCAGCGGCAACCTGACGGTCGACGCCATCAACACGGGTCGCAAGGCGTTCAAGCTGAGCGACACCAGTCGCACGACGACGACCGTGACGAGCGACCCGGACCTGAGCATCGGCCTGCCTGACGCCAGCGGTATCTACGCCATCGAGGCACTGCTCAATGTCCGCGGCGACGCAGCCGCGGACATCAACGTGGGATGGAGCGCCCCGGCGGGAGCCACCGGCTCCTGGACGCCTATCAACTTCAACGTGACCGCCTCCGGCAACTCGGCCAACGTTGAGATTGTGTCCTCGCTCTGGAGCGCGCAGCGCACCATGGGCCTGCATGCCACTCCCACCACGCCGTACGGCGTCCATGTTCGCGGATTCATCCGGAACAACGGCACGTCGGGAAACCTCGTGGTCCAGTGGGCTGCCGCCACTGCCGGCGGCACCGGGACCATCATGGGTCTGGGCTCCTGGCTCACGGCTGAGAAGCTGGTCTAGGAGCGCCGCATGACCGGAATCGTCTCCCGCCTCCCCTTCCCGCTGTCGGGCCGCAGTGACTCGGCTGCGGCCACGTACACGCTCTCGGGCGTGGCGTACGACGTGGCCATCGCCGGCATGCCCTGGCTCATCAAGGCTGATGACCAGAACCCGCTGACGCGCGCGGGAGCGCCGGTCAAGAAGGACCAGTTCGACAACCAGCAGGAGCCGGGCGAGCAGAGCTTGGCGGGCTGGTGGCTGCGCTCGCAGGACAGCTTCATCGGGGGCTCTGGCCTCCTTTATCAGGACCCGTCCTCGGACAACCAGTACGCCATCCGCTACGCGTCCAGCGTGGGCGTGAACCCGTGGGTGAACGGCAAGCTCACGCTCCTGCGGGAGACGACGCAGCGAATCGCTGACGCCACGGCGAACCGGCACCTCCTCGTCGGCTGGAACGATGGCACGGACCGCTACTGGTCCGCCGTGGGAACCGCGCTACGCTCCGACACCGGAGCGGCCACGACCAGCATCACCTGGGGTGGAGCCGGGACCATCAGGTCCCTGACGAGCGACGGCACGAACTACTACGCCGCCGACTCCACCGGCATCTACCGCGGCGCCGGCAACGGCGCA